ATTCTACTTCTGGAAACCTTCCTAATATTATTTCAATAGCATCACAAGATAAAAAAATCTATAATGATGGTAAAATCAACTATACAACTAGGTACATTCAAAGATCTTATGGGTCAGTTCGTCAATCAACTATGATTGATAAAGAAAAAACATGGATATATAAACCTTCTTTACTTTGGGAGGTTGCTGGAACAGACTCTACAAAAACAATAAATGAGTTGGCCTCTAAACAAGGAAGTTATGTTCTTGGGGCTATGCCACTAAACTCTGACATAGGTTCAGGTTTGCCTATTGTAGTTGGTGGTATTGTTACAAATAATATAATTGATCTTGGTGAAAATGTTTATTGGCTAACAAGATACAATGGATATCTTTATTCTAATGGAGAAATTATAAGATATGATGCAGCGGAATTTTCTATAACTGGAGTTGGCAATGTATGGATTAGCAGCAATCAGGAGTATCAAAAGTATTTTTCATCATTACCATTTAATGGAAAGATATATCCTACAGGTTTGATAAGAATATATTCAACACCATACTATGAAACGTTTCAGGGAGTAACAAGACTTCAAAATGGTCCAGTCCTAGATCATGGGCGTGGTCAATTTGGAACTCAGATTACATCCCACTATGCTGGAGTAAATAACTATTGGACAAACAATGACTATGTTCGTGGCGTAGAAATGCAAACAGAATATATTTTTACTACAACATTAGATGAAGATGTGGTATTGCCAGAAACCTCATTAGGAAATGCTGGAGTTAACAATATAACTGCAAAGCAGTCAACCAGAAACAGTATAATTAAAAACTTTATGGGAACTAACTATCTTACTGAAACAGATGTTAATTCATTAAAGTCAACACAATCTGGAACCATTCAGTCATCTGCCTTGGTTTTTAATGGACCTTCTTTTAAAACAACAGAAAAACCATTAAACTTTGTATCATATGTTTATAAAGAATTAAACAATGCATACAAACATTTTGGTACAAGAATGAGGATCATTGGAAAAATTGAAAACAGTACATCAAGAACACAAACACCAATTGGAAGTACGCCATATTATCAGATAAATGGAAGCAAGCCAGATCAAAATATTAATATTGGTGGAGGTAGTGGTGGCCTTGCATTTTTATTAAATTCAGAAAATAATAATGGATATTATTTTGAAATTATTGCATTGACAGAAGATAATATTACATCATACTTGAAATTAGATAAAGACAATAAAGCAGAATTTTCAATTAATAATATTGTTTTTTATAAAATAAAAAAAGAATCTTCAAGTAATAATGCTATACCAGTAAAACTTTGGGGTGGGTTGTCAAAGATCATTGTTGATGATGGAAAGTTTACTGGTCAGCAAAGACTTGCTGGAGAAGAAAATTCAACGGTATATGATTTATCAGTAGAATACGTTGACATTGGCAATACCAGAAGATTCTACCTATATGTAAACAACCAATTAATAAAGGTTGTAGACGATACAGATCCTCTACCAACATATAATAATATGGCATTATTTGTTCGTGGTTCTTCAAAGTGTATGTTTGAAAATATATACGCATTATCTCAAAACTATAGTCAAAATACAGTTGCAAGCGTCTCTCCAGAAATAAACAATGTTTTTGGACAAACTCAAAATTTAAATGATTTTAATAAAGAAACTGGGATGTTTGGAAAAAATGAAATAAACCTTAATGAATCATTTAGAAAATATGCAATGAGTGGTGTTATTCAATCAACATACCTCTCTGGAGTTAGTGCACAGCAACCACCAAAATATAATATGTATTTTGAAGAGTTTGGATCAATTATGCGTGAATGTGCATATTTTGATATTAAATATGATCGTGCATATCCAGCACTTTATGCAAAACTTTCGCCAACCTTTAACAACATAAAAGGATATACAACTTCAGGATTCTATGCTGATTCATATGGAGCAGAGTTTTTAATATTTAATGCTACAGATAAAGCATTAAACTTAGATGAAACAACTGGAAATTTTTTGAGAATTCAAGGTATAACATTTACTCAAGATACAACGCACGAACTAACAGTTGATGAATTTTTTAAGAAAAGAAGCAACCTGTCCGATCCAGAACTTGTTGGAAATACTTTAACATATTCTCCATTGGTTGAAAAATCAAGGTACGATGAAATAAAACTAAGTAGATTGACGTATGGTAAAAATGAGTTTAGCATAGACAGCACCTATATTCAAACACAAGATGACGCAGAACAAATGATAAAATGGATAATAAACAAAATTATGGTTCCTAAAAAATCTATAGGAGTAAATGTGTTTAGCATTCCAACGCTTCAATTAGGAGATATTGTAACAATTGACTATAAGGATTCTACTGGATTAGACTTAGTTACATCATCTTTATCTAGGTTTGTTGTTTATAATATTGAGTATTCAAGATCTTTAGAGGGTCCATCAATGACGATATATTTGAGTGAGGTATAAAAATGGCAGATGACTTTATTAGACCTGATGATCAACTTGCTCTTTTACAAGAACAACTCAGAATTACTTCAGAAGATAGAGTAAGAAGAGACTTAATTGCAAAAATAGATAAAAGACAACTAGAAATTATGAAAGAGCAAGGTCTTTCAAATATTGGCTTTGGATCAATGGGATCTTTTATTCCTGGCGCTGGTCAAGGAATTGGAAAAACAATTTTGCAACCAACTGGAGAGTCTGGAGTGTTTACAGCATCTAAAATAACCTCAGATACCTCTAGAGACCCATATGGAAGGCAAGACCTTTCTATTGTTGAAACCAATGATCCTGCAGCAAAAGGAATGTCAAACTATAATCCAAATGCAACTGGTTCAAAAAGAGTATTTTTTGATTCATCTGGAAAACAAATTTCTGCATCTACTGCTGCCTCAACTAAAACTGGACAAGAGTTTGCAGCAGCAGGATGGGATATTGGTTTTGGTCCAGGAATGATTGCACCAGGGGTAAAAGCAGATACAACAGCAAGAGATGCACGAATTGCTGCAATGGAATCTCAGGTTGTACAAACATCTACCTCCGTACAAACACAAACAGAACAACCAGACGTAGACCCAATTCCACTTACATCATCTTTGTTGCCCGTATCTAATACCCCGCCTCCACCACCAGCAAAAACAGCACCAATAGATACAGTATTGTTTGAGGATTCAGGAATGTCTATTGAGATAATGACAGACCTTATATTTGAAGATATTGGTGGGCACGAGTTACTAAGTATTTCTAGAAATGATATTATAAATGGTCAACAGGTTTCATACTCACCAATAAAAAACCTTGGTCTAATACAACAAAGATATAATCCAAACAATATATTAAAATTACAATCAACTTCAGAAACATATTTTGCTAATTTTGCAATTAAGTTTGAAGAAAAGGTTCCACTAGAGGGAAACGGTCCAGATGGAGCAAACGTTTATATTGAAGAAGAAACTGGAGATTTAATTATTGAGACTATTAATATGAACAATGATGAACAAATAGAAGTTCAAATTGCTATAAATGGTACAATATATGAAGCGAACTTTGGAGAAACTGTATCATGATTACAAATAAAGGTAAAAGCATAATTGGAAAGTATATGCTAGGTCAGGCACCCGCCTATGCCTCATATCTTGCAGTTGGTTGTGGACCTCAACCATTACAAACAGAAGATGTTGCTGATAACTTTGCAACAAAAACAAGCCTAGATTTTGAAATGTTTAGAGTTCCCATTTCTTCTAGAGGTTTTATAAATGAAAACGGTATTGATAAAATAGTACTAACAGCAGAACTACCAACAGAAGAAAGATATGAAATAACAGAGGTAGGACTATACTCCTCTGGTTCAAACCCTTCTGCTGGAGCAAATGACAGTAAAACAGTATTTTCATTTGCACAAGGAGAATCTTGGGTTCACCACACAGCAACTGAAGCAACAGAAATACCAACAATATCAGTTCCTTTAGACGACCCAGAAGATGATAATGTTATTGCAACAGACGGTGTGTTTCAAACAAATGCAGATAATTCTATATTTTATAAAACAAATCGTCTTGAAAGATATGAGCGTGCAAGGTTTTTAAATAATACAATATTAATTCAGGGAGATGACTCAGATTTAAGTTTAGATGGCGGTGGTTCTGGCGGAGTTGACCATATTGTTATTGAGCCAGGATCAAACCATATACACTTAACTGCACCAAATGTTGATTTTTCTAAAAACTCTCCAACAGATGAATTAAGGTTTGCATTTTCTTTAGTTAGTAAAGACGGAGACTCTGTAGCAGTTCCAGAGACAATTAGAATATTAATTGACTTTGCAGGCACTGACGTTGCTGAGCCAGATGTTTATGCAAGGTTTGAGGTTGATATTGAACATGATGTTGATGGATATGACTTTGAAACAAATAGATATTTTGTAGTAAAGAAACAACTACAAGAACTTTATACAACTCAAAACTTTACTTGGGAGGCAGTTACTGTTGTTAAGATCTATGCATGTATTCTTGACTCTACTGGAACTGGTGGTCCATTCCCTTCTCCTGATTATTATATTGCACTAGATGCTTTGCGACTTGAAAACATTGCAACAACAAATCCTTTATATGGACTAACAGGTTATTCAGTTATTAAAAATGATACTGCTGCAACCATCATCAAATCACCAAATACAAGTAATTATATTGAGTTTAGATTTTCTATTGGTGTAACCTAATGGTTGATTCAAACATTAAAAAAACAAGGATTTTAAAATCATC